ATTTAAGTAGTTGGAATGCCGGTATTACCCTCAACACGCCATAAGTCATATTGGAATGTAACTCCAAATTCTTCGATTGTATCAGACTGTGCCCAATCCATTTGGATACCGTCGATACCGACTGGATACATACCTTCAAAGATATATGTTCTAAGAATTGAACCATCTTTACTGAACTGAGTAATTTGTCCAGTTGATTTGTAGTCTTGTGGCAATGCTCTAGTATTAGAGTCATGTGAGTTGATCGCGTTTGACCAAGCTTCCATTGCATTGCGTACTGCAAAGTCTTCATCGTTGATTACCTGCACGGTCCAATCCTGAAATGTTCTATCACCGGCATACTTGATCTGACGACCAAAGTAAGGTACCGTAAATTGCCCCAGAATTGATTCTGGGATACCTGCTGAACGGATCATAAACGGAGTTTTGATGTCAGCTTCTGGAGCAATTGGGTTAGTGATTTGACATTGGAACAGGGTAGGACGTGCACCGCCACCGACGAGCTCTGATTTGAACTGGTTGATATTGAATGCCATTTTATCTAATCTCCTATTTTCTATTCTTATTTATTTAAGTTAACTGACCAACAATTTCGTCAAATTCAATACCTGTTCTTGTAGCAACGAATGTTAATTCGATAACGTTAATAGAACGGGCTGGTTTGATGAATATGCTTGCACGGAATTTATTTTGGTCAATTACCTCAGGAGTGTTAACGGTTGAGTCACTGACTACTCTGTAATCAATAATACCACGCCTTCCTTGGATATCACGTAAGAACGGATCTACAATATTCTTAAACTGTGTTTGAGTGAATTCATCGTTCAATTCAAACAAGAAGCTTTGAGCTGCTGTAGCGATAGATTTCTCAACCGCGATAAACAACCTACGAACATTTAGACGATCAAACGCAGATGCTAGACCTAAACCAGTTTTATCACCAAATAGTACAATACCTTGACCTACTTGAGACATAACAGGGTTAATGTCTGAACCATACAATAAATCTCTCATTGTTTTGCTAGGGTTAAATGCTAGCTTAACAACGTTTTTGATTACACCTTTTCTGAAACCAGCTGGTGATTCCCAAGGTTCAACTCTAGCTGCTAATCCAGCCATATCACCGTTTAATGGTGTCCAACGATATACATCGTTATACTTATCATAGCGGTATTTGTATCCAGAGTCAATGAATGTGTATGACGAATTTTGTACCTTGTTACGATATGCAATTACGTTTGTAAGTTTAGCATTCATTTTAAGTTCGTCAACAACAGCTTCCTTAGATGGTGAGATAAATGCAACGCAATCTTTTCTTGTTTCACAAATATTAGAAACAATATAGTTTGCTCTTACTGCAGCATCATCGCCTTTACCTTGTAATACAAATGCAATGTCGATTTCGTTAGAACTTCTTAAAGTATCATATGCTGCGCCTAATTGAGCTAAGGTAGCCTTAGCTTCAGATAATGCAGTATTTCCACTAGGATTTCCACCTGAGAATGATTCATATTTCGCTACTGCTGTATTTGCAGTACCAATTTGCGACGCATAGTCAACTTGTACCCAATTAGAAAAGTTTTCAATCACTGTACCATAATAATTAGAAGTACCTTGTGGTGAAACCGCACCCGGTGTTGTTGAAATATTTTCGAATTTTTCTAGCATAAATCCTTTTGTACCGGAAATTAAACCATCTTCGTCAATCACTGCTACGTGAATATTGCCTGCGTCTGGCTTTCTAGCGAATGTTGCGCCATGTTGCCATTTCTTTTTCATTGACAATTTAGCAAGATCTGTTTCAGCTAGTGTATATTTGTTAGCAAACTCAATATCGTATGTGTATAAAGCAAGGAATGCAGTATTAGCATCTCCCGGAGTTGCTTCAACTTCTACTCCTGTCTCTGTGAATGAGCTAACTCTTAGTTCTTGGTATCCGACTGACTCGTTACCAATTTCTAATACGTCACCTGCAGATAAATCTATTAGGTTTTGTGTATTAGCAGTTTCAAATTGAACATTAGCAGCGTTAAAACTGATAACCTGATCTATTTGAGTATTTGAAACTTTATTTGTTGGAATTCCTGCAACTGCAACGAATTCGCTTTCAAAGCCGTCTGAAGTTACCCAAGCAACTTGTAATGAATCACCAAGTTCACCTTTATACTTCGCTTTAAAAGCACCATAGTCACTGTTGTCTGCAATTACTACATTGTTTGCATTATAAGTTAAATCTAGTGTTGTACTGTTAGCTTCGGTTGAACCATCTTCTGCACGAACAACATACAGAGCATTTGAATACGATAAGTAATCAGCAGCTGTAAAAAATGTTTCGTAATTGCTATCATTAGGTGCACCAAAACGATCTACGAGTTGATTTTCTGATGATAACAGCAATGGTTCGTTAGTCGGACCCCATCTAAACACACCTGCCAAAGCAGCTGGTGGTGTTGAAATGGCTGGTACTGCCTGGGAAGCATCAACTTCTCGAACGATAACAGAGGGACTTACGGAAAAAGCCATATTTTTCTCCTTTATGTATTGAAAACGCGTTAATCTTGTTTTATATATTTCTTACTGTTTCTATTTATAAAAAAAGGTATTCTATATAAATGACTCACAGTCTGAGGCCGTCGTCTTCATAGTAAAAATCTTCGCCACTATCAACAAAGCCAAAAGGTAACAGTTCCTCCTCAATTTGTTCTTCTGTCTTCTCTCGTAACTTTATAAGTGTATTTATGTCAGTCATATCTTTGAAATATGCCTGTTCAGTCATCCATGCGAATAGAACAAGGTTCATAACCAAATCGTCATGAAATCCTGACTCTGCTTCATATGAATTAGCCTTTTTAGAGAATCGACTAATCTCTTGTATTGTATCAAAATCTTGAATAATAAGTTGGTTTTGTTCAATTAACATTTTAAGCATACTGCAGCCAGTTGCTTTAACATTTTTGGTTGTTCGTATTCCATTATCTACTTTTTTACCAAACCCACCAGTAAGCATTTTACCAGAGCGTCCGTTATTTGCGGTATATAGTATATTGTCATAACCATAATCCATTAAGAGAACATCAGCAACCTGTTCTCCGATATCGTTAACTTCAATTAAAACTGCAGCAGTATTATATACTTGGCCTATTCTATAAACAACTGATGCAAAGTCAATTGGTCCGACCATGTTATCTCTAAAGACCGCCACTTGTTTATATGGCATTTCGGTAATATCAATTACTGAAAAACATGAATAGTCTAAACCTTTACCACGAGCAACATCGACCGTCATACAATACTGTCTTTCTTTAATCGGCTTTTCGTATTGTATAAAACCATCAAGCTGCGCTATTGGTGTTGCGTGTAATAATTCTTTTAGTTTCCAACCTGCGATAAGAGTACCAGAACTACCTAGAAATTGGCAGCAGTATTCTTGGTTGAATTTTTCTTCGTCGTGGTCTAATGCTTCGATCGTTTCCTTACGCCATTTTTCATCTCGACCCGGAACATCATGCCACATAACCTCTTCATATTCGTAACCGTTACTACCCTCTTTTGCGCCAGTACATGTTTTCCAAAAATGGTTTAATCCATTTGGAGTAGAAGTCATTAAAAGTTTTGTTGACTCGCCAGACGAAATAGTAGGATAAACAGATGCGAAAAATTCGTCGTATCCTTCAATAAATGCAACCTCATCGAGATATAGAAAATTAACAGACTTACCACGAATAGCACTTGACGATGTAGTACCTGCCAAAACTTGACAACCATTCTCAAGTGCAATGTTTCCTTTGTTCCATTCTTCAACCCCTTGTTGCAGCCATTTAGGTAATGCCTCAAATGCAAGCTTAACTCTTGCCATAACTTCTCGAGCAGCGTCACCTTTGTTAGCCAAAATAGCAACAGTTTTAAATTCGTTAAATAAAACATAGTGTAAAATGATAGCCATCGCCGTGGTTGTTTTACCAGACTGACGTGCCGTTAAAACTGCTAGGCGCCTATTGTCTGTAATTTTCCGCGTAATGTTTTCTTGGTAATCGTACATCTTAAATGGAACTAATCCTTTATCAACGTGTACAATTTTAATATAGTTTTTCGCAAAGTAAATAGGATCTTGTGCGCATTTCATGTACTCCTTTAAAAGTTCAGGAGACCATTCTATCTCTTCACCAATCCTTTTAAGATTTGAGTTTCCTAAATAACCATCAGCCATTCTCAGTATCTTTCAACATTTTTAATAAGTCAGCAGTAGACACAATAAGATTGTTATTCACAGTGTTAGTTTGTGCAGCTTCTTTAGGCGCATTAATCTCTTCCTCTGCAAACTTTTTCTTAGTTGAAACATCAGCGAAATCTTTGTTAGCATCAAGCAGAGTTTTCATTAGAGTAGAAACAACTTCAAAACCGCGAGCTGACTCTGATTGTTTAGCAATTTCTAACATTTCTCTAACCGCATCGTTTCCTAGCTCGATAACACCTTCTATGTTTTCACGAACCTTTGCGAGATCTCTAAGGTTTTCATCATCCTCGTCGGTTACTATTGCTGGAAGTATTTCTTCAACAACTTCTTCCGGCTGGGATGCCAATTCCTCTTCTCTAATTTCTGAAAGCGGTCTCAGTCCGAGGTTTTCAGCTATCTTATCATTCATATTATTCACTCACTATGGTTTTAATAATACCCCAGTTGTCATTAAATTCAATGTCTTGGTATGGAACTGATCCAAAGTCTGGAGACGATATAGTCACTGCAGGTGGATTTCTGTATCCGGATCCTGCGTCGGTTATAGTTATTGATTGAACATCCCCGTTATTACCGACATTTGCTATAGCAGTTGCCTGTGACGATGTTGGCGGAGAAACAGTAATTACTGGAGCGTTCGCGTAGAACTTCCCTGCATTATTTATTGTAATTGAGTCTATGATACCATTTACTAATGTTGGAGTTGCTGTAGCAACGAACGTCGCAGGAATATCGTCAGGATCATCAATCGTAACAATTGGAGCCGTGGTATACCCAGATCCACCAGAAGTAACATCAATAGAAATTACCTCACCGTCAGTCACTGTTATTGAGGCTACTGGAAGATCCTTATCAAAGTTTTTGGTAAATAAATCACCTGTTCTTGCAGTTGTTGGTATCGTATATGGATCACCACTAGACGCAGTAGGCATATCGCCTGTTGTTTCCCAAGTTACATTATCTAAGTATCCAAGGAAGCTTCTATTAGCTCCATCAAATACCGACTCGTTACCTTGAGCATCACCAGCTCGATATGTATGTCCTGGGAATGCAACGTTACCTGCTCCACGTGTTTCTTGCGTACCATATAAGCCATTAACATTAATACGAATAAGGTTTGTGTAATGTTCTACTTCTACATGGTTCCATTGATTAATGATTAAGTTAGTATCAGAAGTAACGACTGGTGCACCACCATATTGGAACCTAACATTACCAGTATCAGCAGTAAAGAATATTTTTGTAAATGGCGCAAAGAGTACTGACATTGGATTATTACCACCCGGAAATGATGTTGGGTAAATCCAAAATGATACTTTATATCCAGTGTTAGAATTAAAATATCCAGTAAATGTATGTAATAGAGTAACATCATCTTCGCTACTGTGTGCTAATGCATCATCGCCAAACTTAAACTCTGCAGCCACATTTGGTGGAGGTGCTATTGAAAAACCCGGAGTATTATAAAAATTGCCTGGGTTTGTTATAGATACGTTAGCAACGGAATCTCCACTTAATGTGGCAGTTGCGGTAGCCGTTGTTAAAGGCGTGTCTGGTAACCCTACAGTTACTGTTGGTATATTACTGAAATAACCACCACCATCATTGATTGTCAAACCAGTCACTGCACTATTTGTTATAGTCGACGTTATGTCTGCATTTGCTACGTCAGGCGCGCTAATAGTGACGGCAGTATTTGAGTTATAGTTTTCACCATCGTTAGTTATTCTAATGTTACTTACTGAACCTGTTGACAAAGATGATATAGCGGTTGCTGTTTCACCGACGTCAGTTATTGGCGTATTTGCGGTTGATAGACCCGGTTGAATATCAATGCCTTCTAAGAATGGGGAGTTAGTATCAGTACCATTAAACATATCGACGTCAACAAATTTAATAACCTTTTTCTTTTTCTCTGGGCCAAAGTAATAACCTCTAAGCGTAAAGGTAAGTGTATGTAAAACCATTTGTCTTTCGTCAAACGCACCTTCATAAAGATCCTCGATTGTTACGCTGTTTAAAACAACAGGTATGTCAATAGGATCTAAATCTGGTATCATTTTAGCGCCTACGGTCCAATCTGGTGTAAAGAATGGTATAATTTGTTCTAGTATTTTTGTCGCATCTTCTGAATACTTTGTCATAATATACAAAGAAAAATCTAAGTTATATGGTACAGGATTATATACGTAAGACCTAGCATCATCTGTTTCTGCCTTACCTCGTTTAATCATTTTACCAGTTGTTGCTAATTTGCGTGTAGGATCATATGAAATGTTTTGTATTTCAAAAGACATACGTGGTAACGTCATAGCAGGACGACGACTATTAATTAAATCTGGATCACCGGCTACCCTTGCTAATATCTTTTGATATGGAGCATAGGCTAATGGAACAATCATTTC